GGCAAGAACGTCCCGCAGCCGCGCTATCTCAGCGTCCTTTACGTCCAGTTGTTTGCAGATTTCGCAGTCTGTGTCGTGCCATTCCCCGTGCACCCATCCCAATACCTTCCGCAAACGCGCTATCTCGGCGTCCTTCTCCGCAAGCTGCGCCTCGGCTTTCCGGCAATCTGCGCGGAACGTGCAGGCGTTGTGAAGCGAGTTAATACCCGCAGCGTCTCTATCGCTCATTTTGTTGCCTCTTTTTTCCGTAAGTTAAGAAACACTTTCCGTTTGTAATCCCTCTGCCGCCGGATGGTTTCAAGTCGCTGGCCGCACACACCAGTTGCCATAGCTTTTTCCAGCCGCCGCTGAAATATCTTTAAGTCATGTTCGACCTCCTGCAAATACGTCATCCCGGTTTCCGACACTTCTTCTGCTGGAACCCAAAACGATATTTTCCTCGCTCCGCGCACTACGTGGAATTGAGGCAGCAACGCATTCATAAAATTATTCATTAAACAACTCCTTCAAAATTGTCGAACGTGTCGGGTCGCGTAATTTTCGCAATGCTTTTGCCTCTATACTTCGGATTCTTTCTCTTGATACTCCGTGATGATTCCCAACTTCTTCAAGGGTTAAATCCTTTTCAAATCGTTCCTGCAAAATGTCTTTCTCGCGTGGACTGATAGTCCCTAAAACCTGCTGTACGATTGCCGATGTCTCAGCCGCCAGCAGTGAGTCCTCTGGCGATGGCAGGTAGTCGGTTCTGCTCTTTTGCTCCAACAGGTGCTGCACAATGTCGGCATCAATGTCTCGCTCACCGCTGTTTGTTTTCAGCTTGATAGTCAACTGCTGCTCTGTCCAAAGGTCGGTGGGTGCCGCGCCTAGCACCTCCATGACCAGTTTTGCGTTTTGGGAAAACTCTCCGCTTTGCAGAATCGGCGCGTCTCGCATTGCTACCAGGTTGTTAATCCTGCCCATGCCAAGCCCGCAAGCCCTCTCAAATTCGGCAACCGAGGAATAACCATGCGCCTCGATTGCCGACAAAAGCAGATTATTGCGGACACTAACTTTGAGTCTAAATTCTTTCATTGCGCTTCCAAATCCGCTATTGCTTCTTCCTCGGTGCGACCCCAACCCATAGGATCGCCCTCGTCGTAACCGTCGTGTGTTGCGCTCCAGTCAAAATCCCGACTGTATATTGGCGGGTTGACGAACTCGGTATTAACTTTCATTTTGGTTCCTAAAATGATATGTCGTCGTCAATGTCGGCAAATGGGTTAAGTTCTTTTTTTGGTTCTATTTTTTGCTCTACTGGTTGCGATGCCTTCGCCAACTCCAAAACTTTCACCTGAAACGCAGAGTTGATATAAGCGTGGTTCCAGTATTTTCCGGTGGCCGCATTTTTCGTGCTAGGCATGGAGACAAACTCGCCTTTCTGCGACTGCTGGATTCGACAGCCTTTCAACTCCAGAAACGCATCTTTGCCTTCGCTGGAATGCAGGTTGATGTTGAAGCTACGGTCGTGCCAAACGATTGAAATGTGCATTATTTAACCTTTTTAAGTTTTGCCAGCATTGCGTCCACGGTGGACAGGAAAGAAATTACGGCGGTTTCCAGCTCTAATATTTTCTCAGAATCACGCTTAAAACGAACGATAAAAAGTTGCAAATGTTCCGGCAGGTCAGGGCGGAAGCTGACGAAATCGCACCAGTCCCTACCGGTGCAAGCCATCTGCCACATCATTTGATTTTTGTATCCTGCCGGGACAACTCCGGCAATCTGATAAGCAAGGTGCGTTGCAACCTTAGGACACTTGATCTCTACCAACCCAGAATCGCCCACTAAACCGTCAGGCGAGGCACCAGCGCGTTCAATGCTCGGATGGATACATAACCCTACCTCGTCCACTGAAAACCCTGTCTCGGCTTCGTAGGCGCTTCGTGCAAGCGGCTCTGTCTCGGTGCCAAACTGCATCGCCGCGTTTGTATAGTCAGAACCCTGCGGTTTACCCGTCAAAATCTCCGCAACTAGCTGTGCCTGGTAGTCCCGAAAACCAGCCGTTTCTGGCTTCATCAACACCGCAGAAATCATGCTAGCTGTAACCCGGCCCGCACGAGCCGCAAGCCATGCCGGAGTTCCTTGAACCGCATCAATGATTTTCATATAGTCAGTTCAGCTTTGCGCTTGTTTTTACTGTTTGTGAGTGTTGCCATCGCCATCGAATCCTGCGCGATCTGAGCCGTTTTGTAGGCCGTTTTGAATGCTGTTTGAAGGTCATCAAGATTCGCCGCAGCGTGAAATGCCGAAATGTGGTCGGTGCAATCCATCGTCGCTTTGGGTTTTGCAAAGCTGGCGGCGTTGCCATCGTCATCCTCCGGTGCCACTCCAACAGCGGCGCTCAGGCTATAGCGGCGAGCGTAGGTAAGTGCCGACCCGTAGCCCTGCGCGTCAATCTTACTGACAGGCAATGACAGGACACCGCACGAAATCCATTCGCCTGATGCGTGAAGCAACGTCGTTTCGACACGCACCTCGTCTTTGTCGCTTGGCTCTAAGGTCTGGATGTAACTCAAGCCGTTGGCGCTAAACGCGGCACGTATGGCTTCCACGACGCTGGCAAGGTCAGCATACCGACTTTTGAAAAACGGGTTAGCAGAGTCTTTAAGTGCGCCTTTCATCACGCCTTGCGCCGCCGCCAGTGCCGCCGCAAGTCCTGCAATGCTTTCGCTTTTGTTCATTTGTTACCCCATATTATTAGGATTGAAAAACATATCACTGCGCCGACGACGCAAGCGTAAAAACATACTTCTGAGATGCTCATGCTTCCTCCGCGTATTCGAGCGCAAGTTCCGCGACAATATCTGAGTCTTTAAAATGTGTTTGCAACAATTCTTTCACCGTTGCAAGTTCGTGTTCGACGCGATTTTCAAACGCAAATGATCGAGTATTGCTGAGAGCCGAGATATACATCTCAAGAAAATAGCTCGCATCTCGATGCTCATAAAGCCAATCATACAAATCAAACACGCTTCGACCATTAGCAGGATACCTACCGTGGTCAATAACGCACTCAATCACATGCTCAAGCGCAAGTTCGTAATGCCGAGCCGTGGGCTTTGCGGGTTGGTTCGGATAACAGCGAGAGCAATCCGTAGCCCCGCACATGCAGCGTTCGACGTTCATGCTTTCTCCCATTCGATTCGACCTTCAATTAACTCCACGGCTTCGGGATCGACCCACGCGCACACAAAACCGTAGTCGCACCATTGCCAGCCATCGGGTTGTGCGTTCCAACCAAGTGTTGCTAGGTCATGCTCAATTGCATCTGATAATTGCATTTTCGTTCTCCGTATAAGTCGGGCAAGTCTTACGCCGCTACAGCGAGTTCAACAACCGGTTGCACTGAAAACTGAGCGGTGAATTTTGACACCGCGATGGTGCGCTGGGCGACAGTCAGGCTCAATTTATCTTTGCTTGCGTTACCCCACATTCCGATGCATTCCGCGTCAATCAAAAACCACTCAGACGATCCGCGCTCGATCGTGTATGTGTTTACAATGCGCGAATATTTGTAAGCACTCGGCACATCACCACCGGACATGCCAGAAGCCCGCGCACCGCTACGATCTTTTTTGGCAATGCCGAATTTCTCCAACTTCCTTTCCATCAGTTCTGCTAACTCGAAAATATGCTTGTCGTGCGCTGTGTGCGACACCGACTTTCCGTTGATTTCGCCTAACAGTATGTTGATGGCGCGGCGGTTTGCTTCTACGATTTTGATTTTCATTTTGCTTCTCCGTTTATTTGCCAGAGTCGCTCTGGCGGCGTATTCCGAAACCCCCGCGCGGGCAGGGGCAGGGGAATCAGGCAATCAAGAATCCTGCGCGTTTTATTTCTCCGACGTAATGCGGAAGATGCGATTTTTTTACGTTAACCGAAATACAGCTTTCGCCAAACCTGCGTTGAAATTCTTTAACGCCTTTTTCGCTGGCCGGTTCAATCGTAAATTCGGTTGCGGAAAATTCTGCGTGGATGATTAGAAAGTCGTTCATTTTGTTGCTCCTGGTTGGTAGTGCGTTTGCAAGCTCTGATGTAAAAGATTATAATGCGTTCACCAGCATTTGCAACATATATTTACAATTATTTAAGATATATTTATTTCTCAATGAAATCAAAGGGTTACGTATGAAAACTAACGACGTTCTAACGCATTTTGGCGGGAAACGAGCGACTGCGGAGGCGCTTGGGCTATCAACTCAGGCGGTTCAGGCGTGGAAATCAATCATTCCGCAGAAGCAGGCGTGGCGCATCGACCGTCTCACGAACGGGGCGCTGAAGATCAACGAGGCACTATATGCAACTGGTCGTGACAAATCAGTTGTCGCGTGACTTGTCATGCAAAAAACAATGATGCATCACAAAGCAAAAATACCCTTTTGCATAGTGCAGGAAGCTCGCCACCAGCGCCAGCGGTTCGGCAAGCCGTACAGTGCCATTGCGCGAATGTTTGGCGTATCAAAGTGGACGGTAAGAGACTGGGTGGATTATCGAACTAGAGTGATTCAATAATGGATTGCCTCGGCTGCAATTTAATCGAAACCTCACCTGTAACCCTGCGCGACGGTCGCGTAGTCTGCTCATCCTGCGAGTGCTGGCGGTTCGAGTGCGAGGCGCGGTTTGTGCTGACAAAGCCAGATGCTGAAAAACGCGCTTACCTGGAAGCAATCGGGGAAAATCGCGGTGAGGCAGCAAGGCAGGAATTGCGGCAGGAAATGATAGCTATAAAAAATAAAAAATAATCGTTGCGCTGCTTTTCGTTTGTGTATATGATAATTACCGTCACAATCACATACACGAGAAAACGATGAACAAATTTAGGATCAAAGCTGCTGCTAGTGGATTGACTCATTACGCAGGGAAGAAGTGCAAGACTTGCGGGAACGCATTGAAATATACAAGTACCGGAAATTGTGTGGCTTGTTCTAAGGCATCAGTTGTTCAGCACAGGCAAAAGATTAAACATTTAATTAATCTTTCAAAGGATGCCTAGCATGATTTTTATCAAAGGCTGGCCTAAGTTTCAGCACTTCAAAGACCGCAATCCGATCTGGATTAAGCTCTACCGGAACCTTTTGGACGACATAAATTGGCACGAACTTGATGCCGAATCAGCAAAAACGTTAATTTCGCTGTGGTTGTTAGCCTCAGAGGACAAAAATAATAAGGGAGGTTTGCCATCAATCAAGGAAATAGCCTTTCGTCTGCGCGTAACAGAAAAGTCTTTAAAATCAAGTATCTCAAAGCTAGGTAATTGGTTGTTACAAGATGATATCAACCCGATATCAGATATCAAGACGATATCACTGCGATATCAACATGATGCCCTAGAGACAGAGACAGAGACAGAGACAGAGAGAGAGAAAGAGATAGAAGGCGCTCTGCGCTCAACAAGATTCAGCGACACCTTTTTACCGGATACGTGGAAAACATTTTGTTTGCAGGAAAGGCCAGAACTTAGTCCAGAAAAGACATTTGACCAATTCAGGGACTATTGGATTGGCGTTGCTGGACAAAAGGGTAAAAAGCTGGATTGGGATGCAACTTGGCGAAATTGGGTACGCAATCAAAAAGGCGGCACACAAACCAAAGGCAACTCACTTGCAGAACGTAACCAAGCCGTAGCCGCTTTGTGGCTTGCCGAACAGGATGCCAAAGAAAAAGGGGTAGAACGTGAAATCAACTGATAAACAGCGGTTTTGTGAAATGCTGACCGGATTGGGCGAATATTACGGCAAGCCGATATCCAAAATGATGATGGACATTTACGCTCAAGGGCTGGCGAATTACGACATAGAAGACATATCCAAAGCATTCAGTGCCCATGTTCGCAACCCTGATAACGGGCAATTCATGCCTAAGATTGCCGATGTTGAGCGGTCGTTAAACGGCAATTCAGCAACCAGAGCCATGCGAGCCTGGAACAAAGTAACAAAGGCTGTGCAGGAAATCGGCACCTATCGCACCGTTAAATTTGACGATCCTTTAATAAACTCTGTAATTCAGGATATGGGCGGCTGGCCTGCTATCGGGCAAATTACCGAAGATGAATTGCCTTTCCGAATAAAAGAGTTTGAAAAGCGTTACCAAGCATATTTGCAGATATCTCCATCTGAGCCGGTAAGCGCGCTGATCGGCGTATTTGAAAAACAGAACCGCACTGATGGGTATTACGAGGATGAAACGGTATTGATAGGAAATCACAACAAAACTTTATCTTTGGAGGCAAAATGAACCAATGCGAGCAGCTTTTAGAAGCAATGAAACGCGGCGAACAATTGACTGTCGCCGAGGCGATGAGCCGGTATGGGGTCTTTGCGCTCAGTCAAAGATGTGGCCAGTTGATAAGGCAAGGGCATCCTGTAAAAGTCGAAATGATTAAAGTCCAATCTGGAAAACGAGTAGCTCAATACTCGATGTCGCCATGATCTGCCAAGTCTGCGAGGAACGCCGTAGCGCGTCTGCAAACAACGCGCAATGGGTTGGCGGGAAAAAGGTATTCCGGTTTGTCCACGATCAATCTAGGAAGCTGGCCGCTGAGTTTTGCATGATTGCGCCGGACGGTTGGATAGCGCGGTTTTCTGAAAGCACTAGAACTCTCGACCAAAATGCTAAGTTTCACGCAATATGCGATGACATAGCTAAGTCCGGCATTAAATTCGCTGGCAAGGAAAGAACCGATATACAGTGGAAGGTGTTGCTGGTTTCTGGACATTCCGTAGCGACAAACGAGGGCGCAGAAATAATTCCTGGGTTAGAGAATGAATTCGTAAACATCCGCGAATCCACTGCGTTAATGAGTGTGAAACGCGGCGCGAGTCTTATTGAGTATTCTCTTGCGTGGTGTGCAGCTAACGGCGTGAGGATAAATGATGCCAGCTAAGAAACTTTATACAGAAGAACAATTAAGGGCGCACAAGAACGCGAGGACGGCGCAACGATACCGCGAGAACAAGGAAAAGATAGCGATATATCACGCTGAATGGCATCAGCGGAAAAAGGCCACAGACCCCACCTACATGCAACGTCAGAGGGAAAAGACTGCCGCTTATTTCAAAGCGCATCCAGAAAAGTTAAAAGCGAATAACGCAAAGCGCAGGCGTGAAAAGCCGCAAGAAACCAAGCAACGCAGCCGCGAATGGTTTGCAAATAATCGTGATAAGGCTTGCGTTTATCAGCAAAATCGCCGTAAAAAAGTGATGGCAACGGGCGGAAAGATATCGCCAAATATCAAGAATAACTTGATGGTGCTACAGCAAGGACGCTGCGTTTGCTGCAAGTGCGATTTAACTAAGGCTGTAGTGAATCTTGACCACATAATGCCGCTGGCCTTGGGCGGCGAGCATACAGACAAAAACATGCAACTGCTTTGCAAGACATGTAACAATCAAAAGTATTGCAAACATCCGGTTGATTTCATGCAAGAAAAAGGATACTTGTTATGAGTCTGGACTGGCTTAATGCGGAATCCCATCACGCTGGAATTAAAGTACCGGCACCTGCAAGTATGGAGGAATTTTGACGAAAGAAGAGAAAAAGTGGATGGCTGCGGTCGCTGATCTTGGCTGCATAATCTGCCTCGACGAGCATGGATTCGTGCCCTGCCATGTGCATCACATCCTTGTAAACGGCAAACGGTCGGGACATTTAAATACAATCGGCCTTTGCCCGACGCATCACGAATCGGGTATTAGAAACGCTTTTGCAGTGTCCAGGCACCCGTTCAGAAGGGAATTTGAAGCGCGATATGGAACAGAATGGGAATTATTGTTAAAAACCAAGAGGTTAATATGCCCGCAGGATTCAGAGGAAGTTACGCCGACCACGTAATTGCATTGGGGATTAAACGTGCATTGCGAAACAAAACGCAAAAGGAAAAGAAATGCGCCGAGCAGCAAAAATTGACGGGAACCACACCGAGATTGTTAAAGAATTCAGAGGCTATCCCGGTGTCACCGTCTTATCGTTAGCGGCGATTGGGAATGGTGTTCCTGATTTACTCGTGGCGTTTTGTGGGGTAACTTGGTTAGTCGAAATCAAAATGGGCAAAGGAAAGCAAAACGCCGAACAAATTAAGTTTGCAAATCAGTGGGCAGGATGTTGTGCGGTTGTTCGTAATTCAGCGGACGTTGAATGGGTTATTAAAGAAATGCAGGTTGTTGATTGTTAATAAAACAGTTAGTATTTAATAAATCACAAAGGACAATATATGATAACGAAACAGATTTTAGAACTGGTGGCTCAACAGCCGTTAAGTGCAAAAGAAATTATTGAAAAACTGAACGGCAGCAAAACAGTTGTGTTTGCTACTTTGAGTTCGCTATCTCGGCGTGGTTTAATTAGTCGAGAAGCAGTTAAAAAGACTGAAGCTGGCAGGGGCCGTAAAACCATTTATATTTATCGAGCAAAAGATGCCACTACGCAAAACGGACATGGGATGGATGTGGGGCAACAAGGGACCGTTCCAGAACAAAGCACAAGCCTTGCAAGTAGCTAGAGCAAGCGGGGAAGCAGAGATGACTACTGATAAATGTGCAGAGTTTGTTCTTTCTTTGTTCCATGCCGTAACTAACACGCACCTATTGCACCTTGGCACTCGGTCATTCTCGGTGCATAGCGCACTCGGCGAGTATTACAACGCTCTTAATGAATTGGTTGATACCTTTGCCGAAGCGTATCAGGGTAAATACGGACTCATTGAAGGCTATAACGCTAACTATTCCCTGCCTCCCGCACCGCTAGAATATCTTATCGGCATTTGTGACTACATAAAGGCTACTCGTGCCGATCTGCCGCAAGACTCGGAACTGCAAAATCTAGTGGACGAGATAGCCAGCTTAACCGATGGCACAATTTATAAACTGAGGTTCCTTGAATAATGCTCACCATACAATATAAAAAAATAGACGAACTTATCCCGTATGCGCGAAACAGCCGCACCCACAGCGATGCTCAAGTAGCGCAGATTGCCGCGAGCATTAAAGAATTCGGCTGGACTAATCCTGTGCTGATGGATGGCGATAACGGCATCATCGCAGGGCATGGCAGGGTGCTTGCTGCAAGAGTTTTAGGTCAAACCGACATTCCCACGATTGAACTGTCTCACATGACAGACATTCAGAAACGCGCTTATATCATTGCTGACAACAAGTTGGCGCTTAATGCTGGTTGGGATGAGGAAGTTCTCGGGCTTGAAATTGCTGAATTAAAAGAATTTGATTTC